GCCGACGCTAGTCACTAAGCGCGGTACAGTTCCTATGAAAAATGAGAACTGAAAATCCTCTCCGATGGATCTTGACACGAGACACGTTTCGTTAGAAAAGTTCTTACGCACAAGAACAGTTCGTGGCTGCGACCGATCAATGCCAGTCGAAGAACCAGTGCCAGGAATAGGGTTTATAAGCGAAGTACTAATGCCATCAGTGCTTTGACTATTTAGGGAACAATGAGTCCGTGCAGAGTATGGAATAACCCACATACTACTTGCAGTTGTGGCGACTAAGTCTGACCTTCCATTAAACCCAAAATGGAGGCCGGCAGTTGATCCACCCTTCAAATTCCCCGTAACTCTCTCAGAAAAGTCGCCGGTAAACTTACCTACAGCTAATCCTGTCCCAGCCGGTATATCAGTTATACACATAGCGGTTTCGGCAGTAACAGAGCCATTGGTGAGTCTGACGTCCATACCCCCACGATAAAAAGCGTAAAGAGGGGAAACTATCGAGTAGGCGTCACCATTTAAAGCCCATGATACGGCGTCAACCGTGGTCCCTGGTGCATAAACACTAGAGTGCCATGGCCAATAGTAATACGCATCAGACGCAGTACTAGACGTAGTGGGAAACGAATCTGAATTCACCTTATTTACACGTTTCAGAATTTGTCTTAAGGATGTAAACACTTCTCCCTGCGACTGCTCTGACGGCTCCGTTAAATGAAGGTGACGGATCACCCCCTATCATAGCAGACTGAGTTTTAAAAGGTCCAGGTGAAGTAGAGGCTTTAGGAAGAGCCAATTCAAAGTCATCACCTCCCGAGTAAGACACTAATACAGAAACGACTGGTGAAGCGGTCTCTGGGACGCGTAGATCAGTAAGTACCTGAACTTGTAAAATGCCCGAATGTTCATCAGTAAGCAAATAATTAGATGGGGCATAAAACGGAATGTCGAACTCCAACTCATCTGCATCCCTAATGTCTACTATCATTCTCAACATCGCCGTAGTATCTGCAGCAGAATACGTAACGCCAGAAGGGCAATTAACAACTGGATGAAAGGTAACAAGCAATCTACCACTGTGAAAAATTGTCTTGACAAATGACATTCTAACCTTGATACTGCCCCTCCAATAAGTAAAGTTATACGACAAATAGTTGATCGGTGGGCCTGACTGATGGTAATAAGCGATTCCCGACGACGTGGTAGTACCCAGGTAGCACAAT